TTGCTTGTTGCTTGTTGCTTGTCACTGATGCCGATTCTGAAAGAATCAAAAACAATTCAATTTTTTATTGCATACCCAATAAATAATAAATAATCCATTTTCTCTCGTTTTACAACTTTGAATTTGTCAAACACGACAACAGATGATGCATGAACGCACAGGTTGGCTCCTTCTATTACAGGTTTATGGGTTTCTTGGATTTCAAATTAGAGAGAAATTCAAAAACAAATAAAATATATATTCATAATAAGAAACTAAGCAACCAAGCAACCAACTTCCCAAATAAAATGAACAACGGGTTGATCACAATCAGCAGCGCATTTTTACTATTGTTTATATTTATTTCAGGCGGTGTAAATAAAATTAGAAATTTCCAAGGAACTGTTGATTTCTTAAAGACAAAAATAAACGCAATTCAACTCAATCCACTATTTATTACAGCCGTCTCTGTCGCAATTATTTATTTTTATGTCAATCTGATCGTGTCAAAGAATGCAACCCAGGTAATGAATGCGCCTTTGTTTATTCTCATTAGCATTGCATTGATCGGCATTCCAGTCTTGGCGCATTTCAAGCGGGCATTAAACACCAGTAAATTGCTGGTTTCACTCATATACGATTCCGCAATTGTTGGAGTCATTGGATTACTCACACTGGGAAGTTTACTGATCCTGTATTCTCTCTACACGAACAAGTATGAAGAATATGCGTACATTGCGACGATTGGGTTGGCAGCGTTTACCGCGATGACGATTTTAATTTTTCATTTTCCAACAGATCCATCCGAAATGATTTCATTCACAAAGAATCTCTCCATTTTCGGAGGACTCATGTTATTATCGCAACGATTCATTCGCGCATGATGCTGCCGGCCTTTCTTGGAGTGTGATGCACCAACACACGTATTGCATCATTTGCATCATTCCAATCCACATTTCGGGTTTCCTGAATTTCAAAGTAGAGAGAAATTCAAGAAATAATACAACCAACACAACCAACGCAACCAACACAATCAATTTAATCCGGCGGGATTAGTATTTCAATTCTACTCACATTAAAATCCGGCGGGATTAGTATTTCAATTCTACTCACATTAAAATCCGAATCCATGATCCAATGACCAGGGAACAGAGGAGGAGGGGGTTAAAGGGCACTACGTAGTGGACGCATGTCCCCCATTACAGTAGTAATAATCGGCAACAACCGTCTTGGCCTTGACGTATCGGCTCATTCTTGCGGCGCACACGCCTTCCGCCAACGCCGCGTTGGCAATCGTGGGCCACGTTCCCAGCAGCTGGTGCGTGGTCGCCTCCCTCTTTTCCACCTTCTTGCCGGTCGTTGACGTGCATATTGGGTTGTTGGTGACTGCGTTCGTCATCGCATAATAATCCTCGCGCAATGACACGCCATAGTAGCCCTCGTTGCTTCCCTGTTCGGTCCAGACGGTCGCTTTCAGCGCATGCGGCGATGCATTCAAATACACCTTCAAATCCTTGATGTCCGTCTCGGTCAATGCCAGTCCAACCGACTGTTTCCACTTTTGGTACTCTTTCAGTAATACGGAATTTAGAACCTTGCCGCAGTCCGAAAATTGGCACCGTTCAAACAAAAACGTCTCCACATTCGGGCTCAATGAAAGCGTTGATATATCCGATGCTGGCATTTTTTTGTATTCCACCGTTTTCAGTTTCACGCCAAGGTAGCCGTGCACCCCGCGAATGCGCTTGGCCTTGAACCGCACATCTAAATAATTCTTCAGCGCGTGGAACGTTTCCTTCGTCGGCTTGGTTTGACACCACAGCCGGAACCGGCCCTCCATGCTCACCGACGACTCCTCCACGTCGGGGCGCACAATGCACGCCACTTTGATGAAGTCGTTGAACTTCTGCGTCAGCTCGTCCTCCGGCAGCAGCACGTTCTCATAGACGGATTGGTGTCCCGCCGCAACCACCTCCAGCTCCTGCTTCTGTTTGGCCGTGAGTTCCCGCAAATCGGTCAATTCCAGGGACTGGTTTGCCACCGTTTTTTGCAGTTCACGGTTCTCGGCTTCCAGCACCTCGTTGCGCTGCATCAGTCGGTTGAAATTGTCAATGCTGTACGTGCGCGAATGAATGATGTCGGCAATGTGTTTCTTCAGGCGCTCAATGGTGAAGTTCGTGCTGTCGTATGCAATGATTTCGGTCTTGTTCTTGCCGCCCACTTCAATGCTGCGGATGTTGCGCTTGATCTTCGGATACGTCTTGATCAGGTTCTCTATCTCCACCTTGTTTTGAACCCGGAAGGCGGCGACCAGCACGAAATTTTGGTATTTTTTGCGATGGTCCATTACGCGCGTGGAGAGGTCGTTCGTGTGGCCGAATTTGATCAGCTTCTCGTTGTCGGCGTTCGTGTTGTCAATGGTGCCAAAGTAGATGCACTCTGTGTTCAATGGGAACTGGCCAATGATCGCCTGCTCCACGGCACGCTGCTTTTCTTTCTTCGTGGATTGGATGACGGAGTCTTTTTCTTGGATCATGGAGTCCTTTTCCATGATGACGGCGTTTTTCTGTTCCAGTTGCTGTTTGAGTTCATCCGTCTCTTCTTCCACAATTTGGTGCAAAACCTCTTCCATCTTCATGTAATACTCGTGGATTTCCGACGCCTTTTTTGTTTGTGCCTTCAGGCACAGCGACTTGAAACAACGAACGGTGAGCATGATGATTTGCTTGTTTTGACCGCCGTTCATTTTCACTTTGGGGACATCCAAATTGGTAAGATTTTTATAATCAATGTCGAATTTGAAATTCTTTTCAATCATGGTTTTTGCATGTTGTTTTTGTTGAAATCCTAACCAATTCCATACATTGTCCAAATCAACGACGAAATCCATATTCTTGTCATAATTCAGGTAGCAATAAAAGCTACTCACAAATAACTGTTGCTCAAATCCAGTGAATGATTCCTGAATTTTTGTCAATAGTCTGCCATTGTATTCATGCGACAGTCGGGTGATGGGGTTTTTCTCAATGAGCTCAACGATGTTCAGCTCCTGCTGTTGTTGTGGTTGTGGTTGTTGTGTTGCGGGTTCCATGGTGATGGGTTTATACTATGCATAGGCGGACTCTGTTTAAGTTGTTTTAGGCATAAGTGTTTTTATATTTTGAAAGTGTGTTTTATAAAACCGCTTTAATAAAACTTGCTTCACAATTTGTGAAACAAGATTTAAATAAAAATAATAAAAAAATTGAAATGAACCGATAAATGTTTATGAAATGATACGCAATAAATCACACCACAAAGCACACCACGCCATATAAACAATGAACCCATCACACTTCACCCGAAATTTGGACGAGTTATTGTCATTGACCAGTCAAAAAGTGAACCTGGTTCATCATTTAAAGAAAAACTACAGAGAGAATGTGCATTACATTGAGACCAAGACCAAGACAGTGAATCTACCCAAAAAAAATGGCGGTCATAACAAAATCACATTCATGCTCACAGAAGAAGCATTTGAAATATTCAAAAATTCATTCAACATGCGAAACCGATACATTGTTGACGTGAGCAAAGAAGTAAAAATTGTCAAATTTGGAATGTGCATTGAAAATCAAACCATTGGTTTCACTGCAAATGCATACAGCAATGTGTTGAATGTCAAGCGGCAGCATATTATTGGCAAATATCGCGTTGATTTGTATTTCGTTGACCACAAACTGGTTGTGGAGTGCGACGAGAACGGGCACGAAGATAGAGACCCACTTCAAGAGCAAATCAGAGAGAATTGCCTGAAAGAGGCCGGAAATAAGCTGATACGATTTAATCCAAATGCAACCGGGTTTGACTTGTCCAACGTGTTGAGAGAAATAAACGCAGTGCTGTTGGCTCCGAGGCCGATTTGAGATAAAAGCGTTCCACCCAATTGTGAAGCGCTTTTTTCAACATGCTACGCCGATTGGAGGAGCGCTCACGCAATTGCGTGAGCGCTTTTCACCATTTGCTATTTTTTACGTTGATTTTGGGCCCCTTTTTACCCGAGTTTTTGGGGTCATAGTTCTCCTCTTCATCATCCGAGTGCAGATCTTTGGAGATTTCCCAGAATTCCTTAGAGCCCAGCTTGAACGGGCCGTGCTGTTGCGCCTTGTACCAGAAGATTTGCTCCTGCAGTTTGTTGGATTTCGCATTGTTATTGATCACCAAGCACTCAAAATTCTCGGTGCACTGGTCCATCACCTGACAAAAGCTCTCAAACGTGGGGAACATGCCCGCGTAGTTCTCGTAGATGCGTTTGCGGTTGGCAATGTAGGGTTCGCGCAGGATAAACACGTAATCAATGTTCGTGCGCAAATTGGGCGGAATACCGAGCGGATATTGCATTGTGATGACTAACATGATCTTCCAGTGCCTCCCGTTCATAAAAAGTAACCGCATCATGATGTCCTTGGTCCATTTGTTGTCGTAGAGGCAGTCGTCCAGGACGACGAAGGTGCGGGGGTCAATGTTGGAGCGTTTGTAGGTTTCAATTTCTTTTTTCACTTGTTTGAGGACGGCTTTTTGGCGTTTGAGGATGTTTTCGATGATGGCGGTGTTGTAGGCGTCGTGGATGAAGAGTTTTGGGACGTGGGCTGCGAAGAAGCCGTTGCCGGCTTCGGTGCCGGAGATGACGGTGCCGATGGGGATGTCTTGGTGGTGGAACATGAGGTCCTGGACGAGGAAACTTTTGCCGGTGTCACGGCGGCCGATGAGGACGATGACGGGGCCCTTGTTTTCGTCGGGCCTAAAGCTGATGGAGCGCATGTCAAATTTGGAGAGTTCCAGGTTCATGGTATCAACTGTGTGTGTGTGTGTGAACTGTGCCAAAGGTTGCAAGCAGAGGTACAATACAATATAATTAAATAATATTACAATTATTTAAACGCAACCACCACGGGCGATGAAGGAGTGGATAGAGCGATTTTACTACGTGCTGCTGTATGCGTGGTACGGGCTGTATGCGGTGGCGCTGATGGGCATTGCGACAGTTGCACCGGCGTATTTAGACACCATCAACATGGCGTTGAAGTATTTCATCATTGTGTTTTTGCTGGTGCGGTTCAATCCGTGGACCAAGCATGCGGAATTCGCCGCGTTTGACCGGACGATCGTGTTTAGCGCGGCGTTCTTTTTGCTGGCATCTACGGCCGTGACGTCGCTAATCACGAATGCGTTGAAGTTGCCGAACATGCGGATTGATTGAATTCATGCGAAATTATTTTAATTTAGTTGCATAATGTAATACAGTATACAGTAATTCCCTGTAAATGCCGGAACTGGATGATTTAGAACAAGAGCTGGTAAAGAAGGCGGTTGAAAACATAGAGGCGCGCGTTGGCGCTAAAAAAACGAACGACCCCAAAATGAAGGACATTATCGCCACTGTGGAGCGCTTCATAAAGAAGCACAATCTGGTGTGTTACGGCGGCACGGCGATCAACAACATTCTGCCGGAGGATGCGCAGTTCTACAATAAAAAAACGGAGATTCCGGATTACGATTTTTACTCGCCGAATGCGCTGGAGCACGCGAAGGATTTGGCCGACGAGTTTTACG